CACGATTTAGTCTTGGCGTGGCCCAAAAACCACTACCATGATTATTATCCTGTTCTTGTCTGTGCCATGGGCAATGATGTCCCTACCTCAGCAGAAATGCTTGGTAAGGATTTCCTTCGAGCGTTCAGTGTTCATTCGCAAAATTGGGGAATTCTCCCCGAGCAAGTGCACACATGAGCGGACCACAAAAAGCAGACGGGCAGGAGGATACCCTCCAATCATATGTTCTTAATATATATGAGTGCCTGCTAGCAGACATAGGTGAGTTATCAGGGGTGCCACTTGGCGCTCCCTGCGACATATCTTATGAATGGTTGCTTAAAGAAGCTCCCAAGCTAGATAAAGAGTTGCTGATGTTTATCGAGGGTTCAGGTACCTTACCTGTGTTCCCAGAGTGGCTTATGCCACTCATGGACTGCTTTACATCCACAATGGATGGAAAGTACCTTCGGTGGATACGGCAGCTCCTCTTGTTCTGCTATAAGATCGAGTCTGAACCGACAAATGAACAAAAAGTCGAGGCCCAAAAGGCCTTCGAAGATTGTGAAGACAGCATTGCAGTTTGGGAACTTAATTATAAAGATTCTTGTACTGCTCCGCTCTATTCGCACGCCAAGAAAATAATCGGTCGAGTTATATACAAGATCGATTGGTCTGCTATTACTCCGTCACATGGACCCGGGGCAGTTTATCCCTCGTGTAAACCGTGTGATAAGAGTAAGTTTAGCAGTGTCTATACAACAATCGAGGAACATTACCCGTTTGCCGAGTACTTCTGCGCCCTACCATCTTTTTGGTGGGACGTGTTGGTGCTCGGTGATAAAGGTCTTGTCTCTCGCGATTCCATAAGGAGTCGTCTTGTTGCGGTTCCAAAGGATTCTCGCGGACCACGCTTAATTTGCGTTCATCCGAAAGAGTCGATTTGGATACAACAGGGATGTCGTAAACTACTGGAGCGAGCGATAACGTCTAAGAACTCCCCTTGTTTTGGAAAAATACAATTCCGAGACCAGGGTGTTAATGGGCGTTTAGCTCTTAAGTCCTCAATAGACCGAGAGTTTGTTACCCTCGATTTAAAGGAGGCCAGCGACCGCATTAGTTGCAAGTTGGTCTATGACCTTTTTGGGTCATACGCCTACGAGAAACTATCGTGTAGTCGGGCTTCAGAAGTTGAGTTATTAGACAAGCGTGTCATAACACTGAGAAAATG